AAGTAGTTAATAAAATTCAGATATCAAATAAGAAATTTAAAAGTATAAATACACTTATAATAATTAATTAATTGAATAAGGGATTAAATGTCAGATATAATTCAAAATGGTATGTATAAAGTTCTCGGCGATATGTCAAGACCTACCAAATTTAAATGTATGATATTTTTGCCTAAAATTTTAAAAAATATATCTGTAAAAGAACAAGATATTGACACTTATTGCAAGGCAACATCATTTCCTTCACTATCTACTGAAATTATAGAAATAGATTATAAAGGTCGCACAATCCCTATTCAAGGTATGCAAAGAATAGAACAAACCTGGTCTTGTGAATTTTATAATGATGAAAGTCACTTATTAAGAAATTTATTCATCAATTGGATGTTAATGTCACAATACTATAATTATGGCAATAATATACATATGCCAAATGAAGATAGATTAGTTTCGGCGATGTCTATTTATCAATTAGATTACGAATTAAAGAAACAAACTGCTGTTAATACATTTTTTAATGTTTTTCCTATTGAAGTATCAGAAATAGAATTAAATTCAGAATCTGTTTCACAAGTTCAAACATTTTCAGTTAAATTTGCATATTCACATTTTCAAGTTACAACTATCGATTCTAAATTTATGTCTGCTAATGATATAGCCGATAAGATTAAATCAATGATACAAGACACTTTAAATTCTATTGCTAATTCAGTAATGGGTGCAGTTAAATCAACAATAGGTGGAACAATAGATTCTTTAGTTGGTGACACAAAATTAGCACTTGGTGGAATATCTAATAAATTATCATCAGGAATATCAAATGCAACTGATTTCTTTACATCAAGTTTTAAAAATTTCTTAGGATAAAGGATTAATTTTGTTACTTCAAGACGCAGTAAGAGAAGTTTATAAGAAAAATTGGACTTTAATTGCAAACTTTTCATTTATTTTGCACCCTACCCCTGAATTTGGTAACTTAATAAATTGGGGTTCTATTGAAAAAACTAATACAGACCTTAATATTGCCTGTATTTCAATAGAAACACCTGAATATACTAATCAATCTATTGAAGATTATTCAGGTAATATGTGGCGATATAATAATGGACGTGATGAATTGTTTAGATTTACAATGACTTTTAGAGATTTTAATCAATTTGAATTATATAGAAAATTTGTCAATGCTTATAACTTAAGCAAAGATAACTATTTTGATAAAGTTGTGTTTAATTGTCAAGTATTCGCTGACCCTGATAATGGAACTCCAAAATCTACTTTACTCTTTGGAACACAATCTGCATTAATTGAAGGTGTTTCTCAACTATCACTTAATAATAGCACTAAGAATCAAATTGCTGAATTTACTGTGAGATTTAAATGCAATTCGCCGTTACACGCAAGCGTAAGTAATGAGAATTCAGGTTCAATTGTAAGTGGCGGATTATCACATTTAAAATTCTTTTAATATTTTTAATATTTTAAATTTAATGAAAGGTTAAAATATGGCTGATTTTAATAAATCTTTTGAACTTCTAGCAAAATTTGAATTTAATAATTCTGCTAATATATTACATAAAAATCCTAATGAAACAGGATTAACTTATTGGGGAATCTATGAATCCGCTAATCCTAGTTGGCAATGGTGGAATATAATTAAACAAGAAATTCAAAAAACAGGTTCAATTAAACAAGCAAGTATAAATTTATCTAAAAATCAAGATTTAACACTAGATGTAATGAGATTTTACAAGAAAAATTATTGGGATTCTATAAATTTGAATTATATTAATTCTCAAAAAGTTTGTGATGAAATGTTTATGTTTGGTGTGAATTGCGGAATTAAGCAAGCAGTTAAATTAGCACAACGTGTTGTAGGTGTTGCTGATGATGGTGTAATAGGAAATCAAACTATTCAAGCAATTAATAATTATGATGAAAATGATTTTGATAGAGAATTTGATATTGAAGAAATGAAATATTATGACTCTATTATACAGAAAAATCCTAGTTTAAAAATATATAAAAACGGCTGGTATAATAGAGCCAACTCAATTTAAATTTAATGATTTATTCAGTTATAGAAGTTTCTTTAATTCTATAACTGCTTTAAATCCTTTTTGAATATAATTATTAATCTCTAATCTCTTATTATCTTGTAATGCAGAATTTAAATCTTTATAATTAAAATCGCTAGGATAAACCAAAACATTATAATCTTTAGCATATTCAATCATTTTCTTAATTCCTGTTGTATCATTATCAAGACAAAATATAGGATTTTTAAGTTCTTTAAGACGTTCTTCAGGTATATCAATTCCACATTGTGCTATTATATTAGTTTTGCCTGAACTTAGAGCGTCGAAAATTCCTTCAAAGATATAAACAGGTTGCTCTTTATCTATGTTAAACCAATTCCATAATTTATAATCTTTATTTAAATTAAATGTTTTAAAATCTTTAATATCTGTTTTTCTTGAATAAAATCCATAAATTTTATTTAATCTATAAAAAGGAATTACAATTGAGTTTTGAATTTTATAAAGTTTTTCATCTATGATTATATCTGTATTAATAAAATAAAACTGACCGAATTTCGTGCAGTCTTTATAATCTATATTTCTTGATTTAAGATAATTTAAACCTAATTCAGATTGTTCTAGGGGAATTAATAAATTTTCTAAATCAATAGTCTTAAATTCAGGTATATCATCAGTTTCTACAATTTCTTTATCATTGCCTTTATCAACAAAATCAATATCATTTAAGAATATTTTTTGATGAAAACACTCCCTTTTATAATCATAAAGTTTATCAGGGAAATATAATCTTAAGAAGTTATACATATTTGTATTAACAGGACAATCGCCGTTAAAACATTTAACAAAATCGTTTCCGCCTTTATGATATAAATGAAGTCTTTTAATTGATTTGTTTTTCTTAGAATCGCCACAAACAGGACATCTAGCAGATATATCAATTAATGTTTCTTTGCCTATATCGTGGCAACACATCTTAAAAAATTTAATATTTAATGGATTTAACATCATTTGCTCCTGTATATAATGATGTTATTATACTATTAAAATCTTAATTATTACTTATTTAATCAATTCTTAGTATAAAACTCTTTAAATTTAGGATATAAATCAAGAATTTCAGATGGTGTGTTGCGTTTAAAATACAATTCATTATCTATATTATCTATTAATAATTGTGTAGTAGCATTAATATTTTGAAGTTTTATTTCTTTAACATTAATATCAGGATTTGATTTTAATATATAGGTATATTGATAAAATTTATTCGTGCCTGCTATAATAGTATTAATATTTTTCTGAATAAAATCGCATTTTTCTAATATAGTATTTAAATATCCTGAATTATGTGATATTATAGTTATGTTTTTGTTATCGCCGAAACATTTTTCTATTGCTAGTTTTCTCAATTCAAATGTATGTTTATCAGAACTAGGGTTTATAATACAAATTACGCCGTTGTCGTAGTCTTTTAAAGATTGTTTAATTATTTCGTAATGTGCTTTAGTAAATATTCTAAATTTGCCTATAAATAGGAAATTGTTATTGTTTTTAATTCTTTTAATTAATATTTTCTTATATTCATTATGAATATCATCTTTAACATCTAAGTCTGTTTTATTTTGTTTTAGAACTTTTAGAGAATCCTTAAATTTAAGTTTTCTTAAATTATCGGCAACTTGCTTTAATATATCGTTAAATTCGTCTTGATTAAACAAATTGATATTACTTATCAAATTTAAAGCATTTAATCTTATAAATTTGTTATATTCTAAATCAGGTTTAATTATATTATTAGTTATTTCAGATTTTAAAACTTTAAAATATAATCCATTTTGGATAACTATAAATCCTTTTTCTACTCCGCCATATTTTGAATTTATATTTAAAAATAGTTCTTGAATCTTAGAAATATAATCATCTATATAATTTAAATTTAATAAATTTTTAATTTGTAAATATTGTTTCTCTACTTCAGGGTCTAATAAAGATTTTTCAAAATTATTTAAATATCCTGCAAATAATATTCTTGGTGTATCTAGTTTTAAAATTTTAGCATATAAATCACGTTTTAGAACTCTGAAATCTTTAGGATTTGATAAAATACGACCATAATTTAATTGATATTCAGTGTTGGCATATCCTATTAAAACTAATTTATGAGTTAATTTATATTTAGTTTGTTGCTTATCGTGATTACATAAGAACATAATAAAAAATTCAGTATTAATAGGAATTTGTGAAAAATCTGTATTTAATTTATATAGATGTTCTAAGTGATTAAATATTACTTTAATTTGAGAATATGATTTAGATTGTTTAACTTTTGTATTAGGTGCATAATCAAATTCATCAGGATATTGTATATAATCTTTATAAGAAACTATCCAATCTTTTTTAAAATCATTAGTATCAGAAATTCTTATTAATCTTATTTTTACTCCGTCTAATTTTTGTTCTATTAAACATTCAGAATTTAAAAATTGTTTCTTACGTAAATCTGAATTTAAGTAAGTATTAAGATTTGGAATTTCTAAATTTAGAGCCATAAAAATATCCTTTTGAATTTTATATAATACTATTTATTTAATCAGGTTGCCTGAAATTAATCAGGCACACTATTAATTAATCGGCTAGTAAAATATATCTAAATTCTCTGTTTAATCTTTTAAGATTATTATCATATTGAGATTTAAGATTTTTATTTGCGATATACATATTTGTATAGTCTGTTGATTGTTTTTTAATTCTATCAAAATGTTTATATTTTTTACTAGGAACATAAACACAAGTATCAGTAAATGTATATTGTCCGTTGCCTGCTGAATATTTGCATTTTTCTTCATTTACAACTTTTGGCAAATTGCAAAGTTTTCTTTGTCTTAATTTAATACTATCTATTATATTAGCATATACATCAGAATATTTAATATTTTTTGCTATTAAAGATTCTAGGTAAAATCTTATATCGTCTTTATGTTCTGATTTTACATTATTATATACTTCTCTTATATAATCACAAATTTCATCAGAATTCATATCATCTTCAAAAACTAAATAATCTGATTTTAAAGTTCCAAATTGATATGAAAAACTTAAATAATCTTTTCTAAAATTAACATCTACTATTTTTTCAATAGGTGCTTTATCAATATTATGTGATAGATGATTTGAAAAGAAGTTTTTTGAAACTTCATTGTATTGTAAATCTCTGTTTTCTTTGTATTCTGCGTAAGTCATTTGTTGCTCCTTCTAAGCGTTTTAATTTTTATGAGAGAATTATATATTATAATTGCTTAAATATAGTTTAAGAACAACTTAATCTTTGCTTAATTTATAAAATTTATGAGTAAATAATATTAATAAAACGATATTTATTTAAGGATATAATAAGAATTTATGGTATATTATTATAAAAACACAACAAGGAGCAAATAGATAAGATGACAGAAAAAAGAAAAGTTTTGCATAATGCTAAGTTGGCAAAAGATGATGAATTTTATACACAAATGATAGATATTGAAAATTGTATAGAAAATTTTGATTTAAATAATAAAGTGATATATTGTAACTGCGATGACCCTAGTTTCAGTAATTTCTATAAATTTTTTAAGATT